CATCATTAATATCTGTTTTATTAAAATTATCTATAGTATTAATGATGTCTTCTTCAGTAATATTATATTTTTCAAAATAATAATTAATAAATAAATCATCATAGTTTCGATTATCTGATTCATCAGAAAATATTTTATACGATAATTCTTTTTTAATATTCTCTATTCTCTTTAATAGATCAGTATAAGTCTTTTTGTGAATAACAGATTTTTTATAAAGTTTTTTGATATTATATTTCTTAGCTACATTCATCATATGTTTACCTATATTATAGTATAATGATATATTTTTACAGCTAATAGTAAGAGCATATCCAACCTCATAGCATAAAATATTTTTCCAAATATCAAATTTTATAGGATTGTCAAAATGATTTCGAAAAGTATATGGAATTAATTGTAAAAATCTATCTAATTTCCTAGTTAGTAATAGTCTATCAGTAGATTCATCATATAATATAATACAACTTAGATATTCGGCACCGTTTATATATTCATAAATATCAAATATTTTACAGACTTGCCCTAAACCATGTCTTATTGGAACATCTTCTTTATAATATACATATTTATAAGCATATTCTATATATATATTTTTTAAAAATCTACTCATAAAGATAATTTGATCATCACCTGTTACCTCGAAAAATATATGAACAAAGAATAATTGCATATTTAAAGATAATTCAATTTTATGAATAATAAATCGAACATATGTAGCGCTTCGAAGAGTATTCGACAAACACGTATTCATTCGACCAGAAAGTTGCGTACCTTCTATTCTGAAAGCAAAATGTTTAGAATATATTGTAAAATCAGTTTGAGATATAACATTCTTCACATCACCTAGATCGAAATATTTATCTAAATAAGTACATTCTTGAAATATTAAATTTAAGAAGTAACAATCGATATTTTTTATAAATAATTTATGTTGGGTTGAATCAAATGCCGAACCATCACAGCAAACAGCTATAGGACAGATAATAGATTTAATCCATAATAAAAATTTCTTTGCTTTATTTATATAATTTTCACCAGGACCGGCCCATGGTTGTTCATGCAAAACTTTCATTCCCATTTCGCATACCATTCCCATTAATAATTTTCTAACACTTTTCTGAGCACTAATATTTCGAGCTTTAGCTTTTTCATTCTCCCAATTAATAACTATTTTTTCGTCTGATTTTGGATGCATATTGTATGTGGCATCGATTTTTCCGCCTAAATTATATTCATTAAAAGCATCTTTATATTCTTTACTCTTTGATCCAAGTTTAGTAAAATATTCAGATATTGACATATTCTTTTCATCTGGATGTTTTATGAAGTAGTCGTGGACCATGTCTTTAATCCATTTTTGACTATATTCGATATATTCTTTAGCTATTTCTTCTTCATATAAAATACTAGATTGAACCTGTCTATACACGGCTTCACACTCGGCTAATGTACATTTATGAATTTTTAAAGGAATAATTTCAGATAATATTTCCCCATGGAATTGAGCACATATATTACTTAATGGTTCTTTATCTTCTTCGGGCTTAAATTCACAATGAAACTCATTTCTTTTTGGCATTTTAATTATTTTATATTTACCTAAATTTTCTTTACAATATTTCTTAGTTACAATTTCTTTTTCATTTTTAGTTAATGATTTTTTATCATTAGAAAATTTATATAATATTAATAAAAAATTATACATTTCGAGAGTATTATTTGGAGTACAGGAACTAGTAATATATACATCTTTAGTAACTATTCGAGGAATTAAGGATAATAAATATAAAAATATTATATTATGATTTCTATTAAAAGTTTTATATAATATATATAAATT